CCCTGGTTACTCACTTTGGCTTTTTTGGTACATACCCCGTACCGCCCTGTGGTACAAGGTTAGCACTGCGCAGTGGTAAAGTGGTGACGCATTGCAGTGGTACAGCGTTAGCACGTCAGCGTGGTACCGTGAGCGCACGAAGTTAGTTGTGTCTAACTTAGTACTATAGTACTATGAAAAATGTTCACAATTTGTTTACATTTTGGTCATACGCTGTTCACATCTGACCTATATAATGTACTTAAAGATAAAGGAAAGGGGTACTCAAAGAGAGTATCAAAGGTGTATGTATTTGATAACAAAACACATAACTTTATAGGTTGTATTTATATAACTAAAACGGGTCAAGAGTTTTGGCTAGCTTAAAGCTAGCGAGTCGGTGCAACTCCGACTCTCTTGTATCACTGATAGTAATATCAGTAAGTAACAATTAAACAAACACAAAAAGAAAAGAGGAAAAAACCATGAGAAAAACGAAAATGATAACCAGAACTATCAAGGTAACAAAATTCGACATCACTTATTTCGACTTGGAGATTAATGAAGTCAGATGGGATGCACTTGAATTAGTCGGTACACCAACCGATAAAGAAATTGAAAAGCAATTTAACACTGAAAATCCAACTTGCAAGTTTATAAAGCTTGATAATGTCGAAGTAACGGAAAAGCTATATGGTTTGTCAGAGGAAATGTTTTTGCAGTACGCTGTAGAACTTGACGAAAATAGAAAAGAGGTGAAATAATATGCTATTGGAAAATTTATACAGAGTGTTATACGAAAATCAGGAAGTAACATTACAAGATATAAGAGAGCAAAAAACACTATGGCACGGCTTAGTTAGAAATATTCCAGTAGAATATTTAAGTTGGACAGTAGTAGGTGTTATATCTTGTGCAATTAATTTAAATGCTTCGGTAATTAGAATAGACTTAAATTAGCCTAAGTGCAAAGCACACAGCGTGGTGCAAGCCCACGCGTAGGCTTTATAATTGAATAGAGCAAAGAACGAAAAGAGGTGAAAAAATGGCAAACAATATCAAGCTTGGCACGCTTGTCAAGTACAGCTTAACAACAAGTTTTTGTTTACACGATTTACAGTATGACATAGCTGAATTTTATACTCGTTCACAGATACTTGAAAACAAACAACTTTCACGTATGAAAGTAGTACGTTTTAAGGTAGTCGCAGGAAAACAAATGATACACGTAGATGTAGAAGAATAGAAAAGAGGGCATACAATGATGTACAAAAATAGAAAAATGTCAAAGTCAGAGGTTGAAGAAATCTACGAAGATTTCGTTATAGAAATAGCGACAAAAGTCGCTAGGCAAGTAAAAGGAAAAGTATATTACGGTTTTGCCACAGTAGAAGATATGTGGTATATCATAGTAAAGACACGTGAACTCGGTGAAAAGAGATTTTTTCTCGACACGCTTGACTACGATATGCTAACTGGTGTATCATCAAAGGAAATATCAGATAATATAGTTAAGTTTTATAAAGAATTAATAGATAAGAGGTTTTTTATAATATGACGAATAAAAGAAAACATAAATTAGAGCGAATAGTTCGCAAGGAATATAGTCAATTTGAAACAACGTTAATTGGTAAAAATAATAACACAGATATTTAATTTAATATGGTATAAAATAGAATATTTATATCTCACAAAAAGAATAGATAATGAAGAAAAAGTATTTATGAAACAATGTAATATATTTTATATGTATTACTATAATAAAATGGTACAGCATATTTATGGAATAATTTGTACAAGTTTTCGTAAATTTTCGTAAATTACAGAAAACTAAATGTAAAAAGTTCATAATATGTTCATAATTACGTCACACTGTATTTATATTTATACTGTACTATATATTATGTAAAGAGGTATTATATCTCTTACGAATACGTTTTGCTATATTGGCATACCTGCGCTAGTGCTAGTCAATACGTCACTCGCTAGCGCAGACTCCTCAAAAGGTGGTGAATACATGATAGAAACGTTATACGTACAACTCATAACAGACCCTAACACTTTAAAGGTCTTGTGCAGAACAGATAAACGTAACGTAACAACAGAAACTATATATCGAGACGATTGTAAAATTATAATTCGTCATAAAGCAGACGATTTTCTTTCCTGCTTGATAGTCAAGAGATAGAAAAGCTATCATCAAATAGATTGCAAAGCAAACTTGACTACTACACCTATTGGTGTTACAACTTTATTACAATTAACTTTACAAATCATAGCACAAAGAAAAGGAGAAAAAACTATGAGAAAACCAATGGTCACACGTACAATTATTTCAACATCTGTCACAGCTTTATGTGTAAATCCACAGACAGCAGAGACATTCGAGCAGGAGTTTACACTTAGTGGTAAAATACTCGAAAAAGACAAGGCTTTAAAGAAAGTATCAAAGCTTTATAACACAGATGATTGCACTATCGTTGCAATTCGTGAACTTAAAGAAGTCAACGAATTATACGGAATGGATGAAGCAGACTTCATTAAAGGCGCAAAGATACTTGACCCTGCTACACGTAAAGAGATTGAAACAGAGTAGGCAGACACAGAAACAACAGAGCATACAGAAGCAGAATAAAAGAAAAGGAGATAAACAAACATGGCAATTACAATTAATTCACAGTCAAGAGATTTTACAGAGGTAGAGCAGTATTTAATGACATTGGATAGAGGTATTCAGTCATTAAAGGATGTAGAGGACAATACTTCCATTCCAGTGGCAGGCTATCTTACATTCACAGACGAAAAAGAGAACGGAGAAAGCGTCGATATTTTATCAATCATTACTCCAGACAATGAAGTATTCTCTTGTCAGTCAGCTACTTTCAAACGTAGTTTTGGTAACATAACTAACATCATGCATGGTAAAGAGTTTAGTATTATCAAAGTTAGTGGCACAACAAAGGCGGGCAGACCTTATATTGACTGTACACTTGATGTGAAATCAGTAAAATAAAATTTTATCTTTCTGCTGACCCTTGCTATTAAGTTAGCAGGGGTCATATTAATTTAGAGAGGAGAAAAAAGTATGGCAAAGAAACGATTTACAAAAAATCAAAAAGCATTACATGTTTTAATGCAGGAATATGCTGATAAAGGTGTCGATGTTTCGCACATTGATATCCCTAAAGCTATAACACAAAAGTTTTTAAAAGAAACAAGAGAAGATTTAGAACAGAGATTTACTGCACAGCAACATGATATTGTAGATACTATTAAAGAAATATTATATGATTTACCTAATAGTAGATATGTTTATAATCGTTCATATAATAAAATGAATGAAATAACATTGGAAAGCTTTTATTACAAAGCTATATCAATGTTACAAGATAATCTGCAGGAGTTTGGAGAAGCATATTATAAACACTTAAAAGACAATGAAGGTAAAATTATAGAAAATTTAGAAGTAATAGCAGGAGATAGCGAAGATAGAAGGATACGCTCAAGTATAGCACAAGCCTTAAACATTTTAGCTTATAATAATATGTCAAAAGAAATGGAAATTGTCACAAATAATTGGTTAGAAACACTTGCTACTTATGATGAATAAGAAACAAAATGTTAGAAGATTTATGTGTGATTTTGAGACTACAGTTTATAAAGGACAAACATCAACAGAAGTTTGGGCAAGTGCAAGCGTTGAGTTTTACACAGAAAATGTAAATATTTTTCATTCAATAGACGAACAGTTTCAATATTTTAAAGCATTAAATTGTGACATAGTTGCTTATTATCATAACTTAAAATTTGACGGAAATTTTTGGATGTCATATTTGCTAACAGAATTAAAATATGAGCAAGCTATTCATTACTTAAATGATGAACAGACTCAAGCGGAATTTATCAGAATAAAAGATATGAAAAATAAATCTTTTAGATATACAATTTCTGATATGGGTCAATGGTATACATTAACTATTAAAGTTAATAATCACATAATAGAACTAAGAGATAGCTTAAAACTATTACCATTTTCAGTAAAGCAAATAGGAAAATCTTTTAAAACAAAACATCAAAAATTAGACATGGAATATGTTGGTTATAGATATGCAGGTTGTAATATAACTGATGATGAAAAACAATATATAGCTAATGATGTATTAGTAGTTAAAGAAGCACTCGAACAGCTATTCAATGACGGACACGATAAACTTACAATAGGTTCATGTTGTATGGAAGAATATAAAAAATCTACAGGCGCATATGATTATGAAGATTTATTCCCACCACTTGATGAGGTTGTCATTGATAAAAATATTTATGGTTCGTCAAATGCTGACGAATATATACGTCACAGTTATAGAGGTGGTTGGTGCTATTTAGTAAAAGGAAAAGAAAACATAGTTAGGCATAATGGTGTGACAGCAGATGTGAACTCTTTATATCCTAGTATGATGCACTCTCAAAGTGGTAATTATTTTCCAATAGGTAAACCATATTTTTGGAGCGGTAATATAATACCACATGAAGTTATAGGTGAAAATAAATATTACTTTTTAAGAATAAAAACACGCTTTTATATAAAAGAAAATATGTTACCATTTATTCAGATAAAAGGTAATCACTTATATAAAGGCACAGAGTCATTAACGACTAGTGATATATTAAATAAAGACGGAACATATAATCGTTACTATAAAGATAAAAATGGGAACATACACGACAGTACAGTAATAATGACAGTAACCATGACAGATTACAAATTAATGTTAAAGCACTATAAACTAGTTGATTTTGAAATTTTAGACGGATGTTGGTTTTATTCCATGAAAGGAATATTTGATAACTACATAAATCATTATGCAGAAATTAAAATGAACAGTAAAGGTGCAAAGCGTACAGAAGCAAAATTGTTTCTCAATAACCTTTATGGTAAACTCGCTAGTAGTTCCAATAGCAGTTTTAAGGTTGCATATGTAAAAGAGGATGAAAGTATAGGCTTCTATATAGTTCCTGCTAATAATAAAAAGGTGGGGCATATAGCGACAGGTAGTGCAATAACGTCCTATGCACGGAACTTCACGATAACAGCCGCCCAAAAAAATTACTATGGTGTAGACAAAGCAGGATTTATTTATGCTGACACTGACAGTATACATTGTGACTTGCCTGCTGATAAGATAAAAGGCATAAAAGTAGACCCAGTGAAGTTTTGCTGTTGGAAATTAGAAAGCAGTTGGGACGCAGCTATATTCACAAGACAGAAAACATACATAGAACACATAACTCATAATGATTTAGTTCCAGTTGATGAACCATACAACGATATTAAATGTGCAGGTATGCCACAGAAATGCAAAGATTTATTTAACAAATCAATGCAGGGTTATGAAGCAAAGGAGAGTGATAACTATACACAAAGTGAATTAAAATTCTTAGAAACAAAAAGAGACTACAGTGATTTTAAAGTTGGTTTATGTGTTCCTGGAAAATTATTGCCAAAAAGAATTAAAGGTGGTGTATTACTGGTGGACACGTCATATGAAATGAGGTGAAACATTATGATAAATAAATTATTAATTATGATACTAAATCATAAAAAGCAAAAATTAGTTTATAGGAATTGTGGCATATGTCCTCATTCACTATCATGTGATTATTGTGACATATACTTTATGCAAAGAGATATTAAAGATGCAATACGACATTTAAAGGAGGGAAAAATATGATAACATGGTTAGTAGATTTATATTACAGATACAAAGCAAAGAAACATGAAAAAACTTGTAATCATATTTGCTGTTTCTGCAAGTACAGATATGATTGTGATTATTTTACAAGGGAGAGATGAATTAATGAATGAAAAAATGGAAAAAGTAGTGCAGGAACTACGTAAAAGATTTAGAGGTTCAATCGAGTTTTATGATGTACCATATACAGAGCAGTATAAAATAGAATATTGCTTAAATGGTTTATACATAACAAAGTTATTATCATACGATTTTATAAAGAAAAAAGATACAAGGGAAATTGTATTATCATTAAACATATTAATTGCAAGAGATATACACAATCATTTTTATAAGTAAAGGAGAAAATCTATGATAAATATAATAAAAAATTTGCAGAATTAGTAATGGAAATAATAGAAAATAAATATGATATTTTATTGGATTATTGTACGAATTATTATACGTCAAAACCTGATGATAAATGGAGTACATTATCAATAAGTTTTAGCATTAATCTTAAAGACAATGCTATAACAGTACCTATTCATTACAGAGTACAGCTAATAGATGATGTAGTCAATACTATTTCAGAAAAAATTGACGCATTAATTATAAATAGTTATCTAAAATAAAGCAAAAAGGCAGGAGTAAAAACTCTTGCCTTTTCTATATCTATAACTATTGCAGAACACAAGCGCACAGCATTTACGACAATACATACTAGCGTTATCTTCCAAACGTGCTACCTAGCAGTATCAAGTGAACATACAACAGCAGATACCTAATAACTGATAGTCTTGAATAAGACTTCTTTACATTTAAGGTTCTTAAATCTAAAACAACCTTTTTCAAAATAGTATCTTAACTGACTGATAAATAAATCATTCTGCTTTAACATAACATAATTAATGTCATGGTCATTAACAGTAACACTTATTTTACTTCTAAAGGTACTATCTGCTTTATCATCAATATATAAAAACCCCTGTTCACTAAATTGTTTCACGGCATAATCATGGTTCATATACCTTAGTGTTGCAATATATTTTCCTTTTCCTACTGGTGTATCAATAAAAGCAGTGTTATCATTTAAGTACACATTTTCACTTGAATATGCGACATACTGATTATTCTTAAATGCTCTATTAAAACCGCTCTCTTTTTGTGCTTTACTTGCAGTTTCTATGAAACCACTTTCCAGTACAAATCCGTCTCCTTTTAAGAAATTAGTTTCACTGTTTAATCTTTCAGATATTCCCAGTTCTGTATAATAAGGATTGATAATGCTGACAGCATTACTTAACATATATACTGGAAGATACCTTGCCTGCTCTCCATGTCCTCTTGCTATACTTGTATGTACGCTGATAAATTTTCTTATTTCATCACTGCAATAGTGATTAGTTTCACTTTGAAATTCATCGAATAGCATACTATCAGTATCACTAAGTAAGTGACTATATTTTTTCAACTGGTCTGCACTATTTAAACTTATAGCATAACCACAGTGTTGTTCATTTAAAAACAAACTATGATAGATACCACTTGCACAGCGTTCATTTTCCATAGTGTAATTACTAAAAAATAATGTTTGTAAATCCTTAAAAAACTTATTAGATACATCGTCAAGCTCATAGTTGTACCTATAAATTAAACAGAATTTTTTACCATACTTTAGAAATCTGTTGATTAACAATCTACCAAAATAGGTTGTCTTACCACCACTTCTATTAGTGGTACATAAAAATAGTTCGGGCTTTAACCCATTTATATCTTTCATTGATAACAATTTAGTCCCGTCATAGTATTTATTTTCACTCATATTGTTGTACTCTTTTCTTAATTTTGTCTATAATTATCTCAATTTATTATATCATAATTATTGCAAAGTTTCAAGTAATATGATATAATTAAAATAGAATAAAAAAGAAAGGAGATATAAATATGGATATAAACGTAGTTATGCAGGCTATCACAACAGTAGGCTTTCCTATAGTAATGTGTTTATGTTTAGCATGGTACTGTATGAAACTAAATGAAAGTCATAAGAACGAAACAGATAAGTTTACCACTGCATTAAATGAAAACACATTAGTATTGCAGAAATTGTGTGACGTTCTGAACGTAGAAAGAAGTGATAACAATGAGTAAAGTTGACACATACACAGACTACATGATTACAATAGCAAATGACAATTCACATGGTTATTCACAGATTAACAGAGGTGGTAACCCTGACTTTGACTGTAGCTCATTAGTTGGTCATGCACTTGCTAAAGCAGGGTTTAATGTAAATCCTAACAGTACAACAAGGAATTTGTATGAACAGTTGAAACGTTGTGGTTTCACTATATGCAACAGACCTTTTAAAAAAGGCGATATTCATTTAGCAGTGGGGCATCACGTATGCGTATCAACAGATAGTGAACACATAGTTCATGCAAGCATTGACGAAAACGGAACTACAAAAGGAAGCAAAGCAGGAGACCAAACTGGCAGGGAAATTTGTATACGAAAATATTACAATCCTAGTTATGGTTGGGCGTATCATTTACGCTATAATGAAAAAAGTAAAGGAAGTGCAAGCTATAGTATGAATACTTTAAAAAGAGGTTCATCAAATATTGACGTATCAGTTTTTGAAATACTAATGAAAAAGTTAGGTTATTACAGTGGTAGCATTGATACAAAATATGGTACAGGCTGTGTAAGGGCTTGTAAGAATTTTCAGTCAAATTATGGATTGACTGTTGACGGAGTCTGTGGTAAAAACACATGGAATAAACTTTTTAGTTTAGGTATAAGATAATGGCATGGGTTGTTAAAATAGGTTTAGACCCTAGTATGTCTCAAACAGAACTTGAAAATAATGCTACTGAATTTTATTCGTATTTTAATAGTAAAGGATTTACTATTGAAAGCACCTCGGGTATGCTAGGAAATTTACAGCAGGAGTCGCAAATAAACCCCGGTTGTAAAGAAAAAGGTGGTGACGGGTGGGGACTAATACAGTGGACACCACACACTAATTTAACAGACTATGCAAGCGCACAAGGTTCTGACTGGGCTACAGGTGAAATACAGACACAGTTAATGTGGGAAGAGATTATTAATAATTATGGTGGTCAATGGATACCAAAACCTAATAAGGGCTACCCGTATAGTGGTGAGGAATTTTCACAACTTACAGATGTAACTACAGCTTGTATGGCTTATCTAATAGAGCGTGAAAGGGCAAGTGCAGAAGTTGCAGAAAAAAGAGTTGCATACGCTAATGCGTGGTATGAATATCTAAGTGGAGTTACACCGCCCACACCACCCTCACCAACTAAGCGAAAACGTATGCCAGTTTGGATGATGTGCAGACCAATATTTTAAATAGAAAAGAGGTGATAATATGGCAGTACTTTCACATGATGATTTTATGAGTGCAGTAAAAGGTTTAGCAGGAGATAACGCTGATGATAATACTCTTACTATGATTGAAAATTTTACTGACACATTCAATGACCTTGAGATGCGTGCAAATGATACCACGGATTGGAAGTCAAAATATGAACAGAATGATAACGAGTGGAGAGAAAAATACAAGGCACGATTTTTTGACGGCAGTGCAGGTACAGTCCCTGCGACAGTAATTAAGGAGCAAAAGGAAGATATTACCGATGACGGTAAAGATATTTCCTTTGATGATTTATTTAAAGAAAGAGAGGACTAAGAATTATGGCTACAAAACCAAAAATTAAAACACTTACTAATTCAAGCGTTGACATCTTAAATGCAATAAGAAATAACGCAAGCACAAATTACAGAGATTATGTACCACAGGCTACAGCAGATTCTGACTCAATCAGAGAAATCGGTGCAGTAATTATGGACTACCCTGCTTTACAGAATGAGTTTTTATCAGCACTAGTAAACAGAATAGGTAGAGTAATTTTAACAAGTAAATCATACGACAATCCATGGGCTATGTTTAAAAAAGGTATGCTCGAATTTGGTGAGTCTATCGAGGAAGTATTTGTTAATATTGCAAAGCCGTTTCAGTTTGACCCACAGGTTGCAGAGTCAAATGTATTCAAGCGTGAAATTCCTGACGTACGTAGTGCATTTCACATTATGAATTATCAGAAGTACTACAAAGCTACAATCTCAAACGACCAGTTAAGACAGGCTTTTCTGTCTATTGACGGCATTACAGATTTAATTGCTAAGATTGTGGACGCTATGTATACTGGTGCTAACTATGACGAGTTCCAGACTATGAAGTATATGCTCGCAAAACATATCTTAAATGGACTGATGAACCCAGTTACCATTCCTGCTATTAACACAGCAAACATGAATAGTATTGTTAGTACTATCAAGGGAGTATCAAATAAGTTTACTTTCCTTAACTCAAAGAATAATCTTGCAGGAGTTATGAACCATACACCTAAGCAGGAACAGTATTTGTTAGTTAATTCACAGTTTGACGCTACTATGAATGTCGAAGTACTTGCAAGTGCTTTTAACATGGATAAAGCAGAATTTGACGGACATCATGTACTTGTAGATAGCTTTGGTGATTTAGATATCGAGAGATTAAATATTCTCTTTGCTGATGACCCAACCTATACAGAGATAAGTTCGGAAGAACTTGAAGCACTTGACGCTATTCCTTGCGTTTTAGTGGATAGTGACTGGTTTATGATTTTTGACAACTATCAGAACTTCACAGAGCAGTACAATGGTGAAGGACTGTATTGGAACTACTGGTATCACGTATGGAAAACATTTAGTGTATCTCCGTTCTCAAACAATGCTGTATTTGTTGCAGGAACACCTGATGTCAAGTCAGTTGTGGTTACACCTAGTGAAGCCACAGTTAGTGCAGGTGGACAGATACAGTTAAGTGTTACTGTTGATACTGACAACTATGCACCACAGAGTGTTATATGGAGTATTGCTACTGGTGATGATAAGGCTAGTATCTCAAGTACTGGTATGCTTAAGATTAATAGTGGCGCTGAAGCAGGAACTATTACAGTTAAAGCAACTAGCACGTTTGATAGTACAAAGTCTGGTACTGCGACTATTACAGTTGCGTGATATTAATACGGCAGGAGAGCGTGATTGCTTTCCTGCTATTGTAAAGGTGGTGGAGATATGCAGATACAACCTAATAGCATTATCAAATTGTGTAGTGGTGTACCGATAGATAGTAGTTATAAAGATACTATTTATTTTGAAAATAGAGAAGCACAGAAAAGTTATTTTGATAGTAAAGTTAGTAAGACTATGGACAAAGCTAGTTTTCAGAGAATTAACGGACAGCAGGGTGTTGTAAGAATGAGTGCTAATGCAGAGAGCATTTATGACTGCAACTATATGATGTTTCAAAATACTAACTATGCTAGTAAATGGTTTTATGCTTTTATTACTAATATTGAGTATGTAAACGATAAAGTTAGTAATGTATATTTTACTATTGATGTTATGCAAACATGGTTTATGTTTGACTGTACTCTTAAAGAGTGTTTTGTTGAGAGAGAACATAGCATGACAGATGTTATTGGTGATAATTTAGTGCATGAAAATGTTGAACTAGGAGATTATGTTAGTAGTTCCTTTGAGCAATTTACAACGTCTGAAACTAGTAGCGGAAGCACAAATATTATAGCACCATTGTCAATAGCAGTTGCTTGTACCTTTAACAAAGATTATGAAGATGTTGCAGGTGGATATTATTCAAATTTATATAGTGGTTTAAATTTTATAACGTTTGACAACAATCCAACTGGCGCACAAGAGTGTAGTGAATGGCTATCAAATGTACCTAGTGCAAAATATGACGGTATAGTTGCTATGTTTTTAATGCCTACTAATTTTATAAGTAATGTAAATGGTGGTAATAAAATTTATACTTCTACCATTCAAAAACTTATTATAAATATGTTTGGTATAGGCGGCTATCAAATTAAAAACAATAAATTATATACTTACCCATATAATTTTTTATACTTAACAAATTTTCAAGGTTCTTATGCTGACTTGCATTATGAGTATTTCAGCGACAGTGTTTGTAATTTTACTATAGTAGGTGATATGACTTGTAATCCTGAAATTGCAGTTATTCCTAATAATTACAAAGGTGTAGTCGCAAACTATGACGAAAAAATAACATTACAAGGTTATCCACAATTAGGTTGGAGTACTGATAGTTTTAAGGCATGGTTAGCGCAAAGTGCAACAAGTGTAATCGGAAACGCTATGAGTACATCAATGTTTGATAGTGCATATGCTAATAGAACTGCTATAGCAGGAAAATATATACCTAGTGCTATGGGTGGAGTTGGTGCAGGTGTAAATATTTCAAGCACACCTAATCCATTAGCTTTAACATTAGCAGGAGTTCATGTTGCAAATGCTATTCAAAATGTAGCTTATCATAGTGCTTTGCCACAACAAGCACACGGGAGTAATAATGGCAGTATTTTATCAACAATAGGACTAATGACTATTGGTATAATGAAAAAACATATAAGAGAAGATTATGCGAGAATAATTGATGATTATTTTACTGTATATGGATATGCAACTAATAGAGTAAAAGTACCTAATATAAGTGTAAGACCACATTGGACATACACAAAAACAATAGGAAGTAATGTTGTTTCAAAAACTTGTAGTAATAATGATGTAACTCTTATCAATACTATTTTTGACAATGGTATTACATTTTGGAAGAACGCTAGTGAAATAGGTAACTATTCATTAGATAACAGTCCTAATTAGAAAAGAGGTGAGACAATGGGAAGAAAAGGTAGAAAAGCACAGTCCGAAGCATTTCTGCAAAATCAGAGGACATATCTACAATATGTTAATAGGTTGACAGAATTAAGCATTTCAATGTTTGATTGGAAAAACCTACCAAGTACTATTGATGCGAGATTTTTAGAACTAGCACTTTTTAATGATGGTATGGCAGTATTTTTTCAAGATGAAGTCATGGGTTATTTAGGCTTACAGGTTATGATAGGTGGTAAACTTGATGTTTACAGAATACCTATTACTCGAACAGCCTTTGCACAAAATGGATATCAAATGAAACTTGACCCTAGCAACAGTGTTATTATTTTTAATAATATGCTACACACTAACAGTATACTTGATGTACAGGAAATGAGCAAAAGGCTGTATGAAATACAGAGGACTATTGATGTAAATGTAATACAGCAGAAAACTCCTAAAATTATTACTTGTACTGAAAATCAGAGGTTAGTAATGAAAAATCTGTATGCACAGTATATGGGTAACGAACCATTTATTTTTGGTGATAAGAACTTAGACTTAAGCGGTATTAAGACTCTTGATACTGCAAGTCCTTATGTTGCTGATAAGTTGTATGATTTAAAGACTCAATATTGGAATGAAGCATTGACGTACTTAGGTATTAGTAATGTTAATACTGTAAAGAAAGAAAGAATGATTACTGATGAAGTACAAAGAAACTTAGGTGGAACTATTGCTAGTAGGTATTCAAGATTGTTTATGAGACAGCAGGCTTGCGAGCAGATTAATAAAATGTTTGGTTTGAATATCAGTGTCGATTATCGAGAAGATATGCAAGTACTTGATACGTTTGATGTCAGTGAAGCTAATTTAAGTAATGTGATTGATATAGGTAAAGGTGGTAATAATGAGTAAGTACACAACAGAGGTAAGATTTATTTGTGAAAATAGTGCAGGCTTGAGTGAGAGTGAAGGTGCAGATAATGTTGATAGTATTTTAGATAGATGTTGGAATAAGGTTTTTAATTTTGACTTTCCTATCTTTGATGAAAACTATAGACAGGTTTTATGCAGGAAGATATTAAAACATTATTACACAAGAGAGATTGCACATGAGACTGTAGGCAGGTGGAAACTTGCATTAAATGCTAAGCTCAATGAGATTATGCCTTATTATAATCAGTTGTATAAGAGTGAGTTGCTTGAGTTCAATCCTTTTTATGATGTTGATTTAACGAGAAGTAGAGAGGGTAGTGGTACAAGAGATACGACTGGTAGTAGTACTAGTAATAGAACTAATAGCAATACAGAGACTAATCGGAATGAGACTAAAGATGTGAATAGTGCTAGTGGTACAAGTAATACTGATACCTTGAATAGATTTAGTGATACACCACAAAATAGCATGGACACGCAGGGTATTACTGATAGTGTTCCTTTGACTACAGTTACTAAGGTAAATGAAGATAATACTACAACTAATAATAGCACTGATACAATTACAAGTAATGGAAGTAGAACTGGAAATGGTACTGAAAATATAACAGGAAATAATACAGAGAATGTTAATAGCACTGATAAGTATATTGAGACAGTAAAAGGTAAGCAGGGAACAGAAAATTATAGTAGTTTATTAAAGAAATTCAGAGAGACTTTTCTCAATATTGATATGATGATTATTGAAGATTGTAGTGATTGTTTCTTTACTTTATGGTAAAGGGAAAGAGAGGTAATAATGAATGCAAATTATAAGAACTTAACAGAGTTTAGGTTTTGGTGCTTTAAAGTGTTACCACTAGTGTATGATGATGAATTAAGTTATTATGAAGTTATCTGCAAATGCGTTGATTATATTAATAACTTGATTGAGAATGATAAAGCTATTAGTAATGATGTTGAACAGTTAAAGCAGGAAATGAAACATGTGCAGGAGTGGATTGATAATTATGATACTAGCTTTGCAGAGAGTATTATAAGAGAGTATCTTGCTACTATGATATTTGTTACTATTAGTGACAGTGGTTATATCATTTATAATATTCCTGCTAATTGGAAGAGTATTACATTTAATACTACTGGGTTAGATATTGGAAACAATATCGGTGTTGGTAACTATGACTATGGTCATTTAGTATTAAGCTATTAAGAAAGAGAGGTAAGAGTAATATGAGTAACGGATTAATTAACAGACAGTATGTGGGTGCTAGGTATGTGCCGAAGATTATGGGCGAGTGGAATAAGGCTTTACAGTATGAAGCGTTGAGTGTGGTAACGTATATGGGAAATAGCTTTACGAGTAAAGTGCCAGTGCCTGCGAATGTTGATATTACTAATGGTGACTATTGGGTTAATACTGGTAATTATAATGCGCAGGTTACGGAATACAAAGAAAAAGTAGAAAAAGAAATTGAAGATAGAAAAAATGCTGATAAGGATAATATTTTATGGATTGGTGACTCATACAGCGTAAACTATAATCATAAACTGCCTAATGGTGTACGTGGTATGCTTAATGCTAAAAACTGGTATGAGCATAGTAGAGGTGGAGCAGGTTTTGTTGGCAAATGGGCAGGTATTGACTTTAATGGCTTAATTGATGAAGCCAAAAATAAAATGAGTGATACTCAAAAAGAAATGATAAAGTATGTGTATATAGTTGGTGGTGCTAATGATAGCAATTTTACTTGGAATGAAATTAAACCTAAAGTTATCAGTACTGTTGCTAATGCTAGAAATAGTTTTCCTAATGCGCAAGTTTGTTTTATATTTGCTAGTAGTGCATATACTGAATACTTAAAGTTACTTAATATAACTAAAAATATATCTAACGATAACTTAATGCCTTGTATATTTGCTATGCCGTATTATTATTTAACTGGCGCATTTTACAACACTGATAATTTGCATTATACAGAGGGAGCAACTAATTATATTATAAGCGTTATATCTAATTTAATATGTGGTTCAAGTTATATTCCGACTATTTCATATAATGTTGCAAAAACTTGCTTTGAGGGGTGGACATCTGACAATAAACAAGTACAGATTTCCGCAGCTAGTGGTGTATTAAAAATAACTAGCGCGTATTTAGCTTTATCAAAAAGTGTTGAACAGCCTTTTGAAACTGACCAATATAATAATACTATATTATTAAAAAGTAAACCTATTAGTGATACTGATAGAGATGTATTTCCTCTATTACCGACTAGGATATATGTACAAGTAAAAATTAAAGATGTTATTTATAATGATTATTTAGCGTGCGAATTAGATGATTCAACACATCAATTAATATGGTCAACAAATAATTCATATCCTGCTACCAAAGATATGATTATAAAAATTATAGGATAATATCAGACACCTAAGCATGTGTATAAACTGCTTATTTTTGTACCACACTGACGTGCTAACGCTGTACCACTGCAATGCGTCACCACTTTACCACTGCGCAGTGCTAACCTTGTACCACAGGGCGGTACGGGGTATGTACCAAAAAAGCCAAAGTGAGTAACCAGGG